CCTATCTTGATATGGAAGTGGAATATACCGCATCTTCTATTGTTTATAGATTTCAGAGGATAGAAGATGACTAAGTGGTGTACCTATAAAATAGTTAACGGCATTAATAATAAGTTTTATATTGGTAGTACTATGGACCCTAAACGTCGCCATAAAGAACATATTAGTTTATTAAAAAATAACAAACATCATTGCATATATTTACAACGAGCATGGAATCGTTATAATAAAAATGATTTTGATTTTATTATTATAAAAGACAATATCTTTACAGAAAAATTAGCACTTATAGAAGAACAAAAGTTATTAGATAAATTTTATAAATATCCTAAATGTTATAATACTAATCCAAATGCATGTAAACCACCAAGTCGTAAAGGAATATCTATTAAACATACAGATGAATCAAAAAAGAAAATAAGTATAAAAGCACGTAAAAGTCACGACCATCAGAAAAAAATAATAAAACTAAAAAATAAATCAGGTAAAATAATAGAATGGTTTGGCATAGGTGATTTTTGCCGTCAGCATAGATTATTAAGAAATAAAATAAACTATGTTTTAAGTGGACAACGAAAATCTCACAAAGGATGGTCTCTTCCATGCGACGAAGAAAAATAAAAATAGCATGTAAAGAATGGGGTGAAGAATATCATTTCTACAATGGAAATTATTGTGGAAAAAGACTTACGTTTGCCGCAGACCATAGATGCTCTATGCATTTTCATAAGATTAAGCATGAGGTGTTCCTAATCATAGTAGGCCGCATTCTTTTTGAATATGTTGATTTAGATACAAGGGGCCAATACATCTTAGAAGTCGGAGATACTGTAGAGGTGCATATAGGTATGTATCATCGTATGACGGCCATAGGTGGAAATGCCGCACTAATTGAATTCTCATCCCATCATGAAGATAGTGATTCTTATAGGGTAGAGACAGGTCAACTATGGAGAGAAGATGTCTAAGACGGAACCGTGGGTAACTATCATTTTTAAAGGTGGTGGTGTTCACACGGCGAGGAACCCAGATATCCAGATATTTCTATCGCGGCATGATAGAAAGAAAATTGAGTATGTGATGCTTGATAACTCTTACATAGATGGCAAGGATGTAGACGATATTAAAGGATATTTAATCTCTACGAAAGTATGCTATATTTAAGGATAAAATAATATGGAAGAACCAGTAAAAAAAGGTCGTTGGGCTGAGTGGGAAAAAGATTATTTATTTAAACATGCTTTTAATACAACAGATGCTGAACTGGCTGCTAATTTGGGCCGTTCAAAAGTTTCAATAATTGAGATGCGCCGCAAGCTAAAGATTAAAAAAAATAAAAAAACAATTAAGCCGGAAGAAATTACGGCTATGATTAATAAACATAATGAAATCAGAGAAAATACATCTATTGCCGATTTAGACGCAGCACAACAGCGTAGGTTCTATATAAATGAACTATCTGACTCTCCAAATTGGCAAGAATGTATTCTTATGTTTGATGAACAAGAACTTGAAGTATATAAGAAAAAACACGTTGAAACTATGATGACGCTCGAAACTGTGAATGAAATTGAAAAAGGAACCATTCATGTTATGATTACATCTTTTATTCGTATGAACCGATATCAAAAGTTAGAAAAAGAATATCGAGATATGGCAAAAGGTGGAGACCCTGAGTTGGCTGCAAAAGCTATCTCTCTTCATAAAGAAGTTAGAGATTCAGTAGAAACATATATGAAAGCACAAGATGAATTGAATGCTAGTCGTAAACAGCGTATTAGAGAAGAAGGCGACCAGAGACTTAATCTACTTGAATTAATTAAAGAATTAGACGCTATGGACGCTAGAGAAAAGTTAGGACGTGAAGCAGACGCATTGGCACATATTGAAAACTTAGAAATACAACGTCTTAAAAATGACGGCTTTCTAAGAGGTGAATAATTATGAATGAAGTTGTACTTCAAGCATTAGTATTATATAGTATATCTGTTCTCATAGCAATTCCCATTGGTTTACTATGGGTTAAATTTAAAAGAAGAAAAAATGAATAAAGAAAAAAAGTCTTTTATAATCATTCAGGATAGCCGAGAAAAAAGGCCGTGGACTTTTCAAATCACTGGTTCAGTTAAAGATGTAAAAATTAGTAAATTAGAAACTGGAGATTATAGTATTAAAGGTATGGAAGAAATACTTATGATTGAACGGAAGGCTTCCGTAGATGAATTATTTATGAACTTAGGTGTACAGTGGAAACGTTTCGAAAGAGAAATGGAAAGAGCCAAATCCTATAAATACAAATATCTTGTTGTCGAAGCAACCATGCGCGATATTTACAGAGGGTCGCGTTACTCGAAAATGTCTGGCAGATTTATTATGGCTAGATTAGTATACTTACAAATAGAATATGGTATTCGTGTTATATTTGCAGGTTCGGGCAAATACGTCCAAGGTTTCATAATTCAATTAATGAAAGCAGCATATTCAGATGCCAATAATTTATAGTATAAAAAATAAAATTACTGGTAAATTCTATATTGGTTCTACTATAGATTGTAAAAATCGTTGGTATAAACATCAATGGGAACTTAATAATAAAAAACATCATTGTTTATATTTACAAAGAGCTTGGAATAAATATGGTGAAAAAATATTTGAGTTTTCAGTTTTTGAGGAATGGCCATTAGAAACTCTATTAGATAGAGAACAATATTTTCTAGATTTATATCTTCCAACCAATATTTTATATAATATAGAATCAATAGCTATAAAACCACCAAGCTGGAAAGGCAAAAAACATACCAAAGATACTAAACAAAAAATGAGCATTGCAGCTAAAGGTAGAATAGCATCACCTGCAACGAAAAGAAAACTTAGTGATATAGCTCAAAATCGTATTGGTATCAAAAATGGTATGTTTGGAAAAACACTTTCTAATAAACATAAAGAAGCAATAAGTAAAGGTGGATTAAAAAGAATTGGATTAAATAATGGTAGGGCTAAACCTAAAAATATTAATTTGATTCATAATAATGGCACTACTTATCAAGGCATAAATGTGTGTGTGAGTGATGTTGCAAGAAAATTAGGAATTAATTCACGGCCTTTAAGCGCAGTTGTACTAGGTACAAAGAAAACATATAAAGGATGGAAACTAAAATGTCCATCATAGACCCAGACTTTTTAGGTTATGAATCTATTCTTAATCAACTTCACAATAGTAGTATAGACTTAGCCCCAAAAACAGCCCATATTAATTCAGAGTCTGTACGATTGGGAACTATGAGTCATCGTGAAGCTTTGACGAGAGATTTTCGAACTAATTTAGGCTTATGTGCTAAATATATCTTAAATGTCAATCTTCTACCTTTACAACTTGCTATTGTAGAAAAACTTTGGAATCGCAGATTTGTTTTACTTACAATGACTCGTGGTGGAGGCAAGACATTTATTTTAGCTGTATATTCTTGTTTACGCGCACTTCTTAATCAAGGTTCGAAAATTATTCTAGTTGGCGCTAATTTTCGTCAGTCTAAATTAATTTTTGAAGAAATAGAAGTGATTTATAGACATGCACCACTTTTTCGACAGTGTTGTCCAAAGCCACCTACTAATCAGCCGGCACGCTCAATTCTACGAGTAGGTGAATCTACAATTACGGCTGTTCCTCTTGGGCATGACGGTAAAACTATTCGTGGATTACGAGCTACACATATTCTGGCAGATGAATTCGCATCTATCCCAGAAGAAGTATTTCAAGTAGTTGTTCGTGGTTTCGCTGCCGTAGCCAAAGACCCACATAAACAAGTGATGGAGATTTTTAAACAAAAGCATTTAATTAAAAAAGGTTTGGATATTGACCTACTTTCGAGTTCACGAGGTAACCAGATTGTTTATAGCGGAACGGCATATTATAAATTTAATCATTTCTATAAAACTATGGTAGATTTTGATAAACTTATCATAGACAAAACTTTTATGCAACGAGAGAATGATAATGGTATTATGGAACGAATAGACCATAAAGACTATGCGGTTATTCAAATTCCTTATAGTGCAATGCCTGCTGGCTTTATGGATATCGACCAGATAGCACAGGCGCGCCTAACAATGCACCCACTCTTATTTGCAATGGAATATATGGCTGAATTTGCAGGCACGACTGGCGGATTCTTTCCAATGTTAGATATCGAAAATGCGACAGCAGGAAACTCTGTCAAGGAAGAAGATGGTACTTTAACATTAGTAGGTGGTGAACCTGTGGTCAATCCATATTTCTCTATTGAATTAGAACATGACCCTAGTGCTGTATATGTTATGGGTGCTGACCCTGCAAGAGAAAGTGATAACTTTGCCATATGTGTTATTAAGATTACTGGAGAAGGTAATTATAAGATAGTATTTGTAGATGCTTGGAATAGAAAAGAATGGGGATATTCAGTTAGACGTATTCGTGAACTTATTAAGAAGTTTAATATACAACGTATCTGTATAGATAGGGGTGGCGGCGGTACAACCGTTGAAGATTTATTAAAAGACCGAAAATACATAGAAGAAGGTGAACTACCTATTTTCAATATAGAAAAAGAAGATGAGGAAGCACATTGGTATACAGGTCAAAATATTTTAGAAGTTAAAGATTTCTCAGATTATACATGGTATAGAGAATCTAATTATAGTTTACAAGGTGATATATTCCATAAGAGATTAATGTTCCCTGGGTCATACGTAGATGAGTCTATCTATAATAAATTTCTATATAGAGAATCTGAGATTGATGATTGCTTTAATGAGATTCAGGCAATGAGATTAGAACTGGCTCAAATTGAGCGTACTATGAAAGGTTCTAATCGTGAACATTTCGATTTACCTAATGAGCAAATTAAACAGGCTAAGGAAAAAGGTGTTATGGACCGCAAAGATAGATATTCTGCCCTGCTTCTTGCTTCGTATGCCGCCAGACAAATACAGGGCTATGGCGAATGGACCGATAAGCAAAACTTTACTGGTGGATTCTGGTTGGAGAATATGTAAATGTATAATGAATATGAGCATGATAAATGTATTCCTTGCACATATTGCTGGAAAGGTCACATGGCTGAGGTTAAAGTGCATATTTATTTAAAAATAGTAGGAGAAGATGATACTAAACCACTTATTTCTACATATTATTTCTGTACAGCTTGCCAAAAACTTACAGATGAACTATAATATAGTGTATTATTAATTGACTGTTAATGAATAATCAATTGGAGATATATAATGTCTAAGGATAAATTAAACGCAGAACAAGTAAAAGAAATATATGATGCTGCGTTGGCGGCTAATGTAGAAATTCAACAAGGTTATTATCCTGGTGGTCTTGCCCAAGGTGTTAACCCTATGAATCCACCTCAAGGTGGTTCTCATTTTATTCCATTTAGTAATTCTTTAGGAACAGGTGGTACTTCATTTCAAGATTCAAATCAGACTAAATCTATGCAAGTTATGCGTGAAGCCGATAAAGCTTATCGTGAAATTGGAATTGTACGCAATGTAGTGGATTTAATGACTGACTTTACATCAGAAGGTTTAAATGTTCACCACGCTATTCCTTCGCAAGAACGTTTTTATCGTGCATGGCTTAAAAAAACTAATATGTTTGAGGTTGCAAAACAATCACTTAGAGGAATGTATAAATGGGCCAATGTTGGAGTATTTCGTTTTTGGGGTAAAATCAAACCTAAGACTCGTAAAGAAATGATGTCTAAAGCACGTCAGTTATTTGCACAAGGTAAAGATAGAGAAGCAATAAAAGCATTCTTTCGTAATGATAAAACTTTTAAGCGTGGGCGTATTCCTATTCGTTATTCTTGTCTTCCTCCATTTAGAATTAGAATTAATGGTAGTTTATTATTTGATACGCGATTCTATTTTTATAGATTCCCTGAAAATGATAGAATGAAAATTTTAAATCCTTCTAAACATGCTGATAGGTTTGAGCGTGAGATGATTGAAAATCTTCCAGATTCACTTAGGGAACGTATTGGTCGTGAATCACAAGTACATCTTCCTGCAGAGAATTTTACGATGATGCATTTTAAGCGAGATTGCTCTAGGTTATGGGCAGACCCGCTTGTATTGCCTATTATGCAGGACTTGCGTTATAAGCAAGTATTACGCCGTTTAGATATCAGTGTAGCCGAATCTATCATTAATCCTATTACTATTTTTAAACTTGGTAAGACTGTTGAAGGTTTCGCACCTACCAAAGAACAGTTTCAAAATCTTGCTAATCTTTTAAAGACTCCCGTTGCAACAAAGACATTAGTCTGGTCAGATTTAATTGAAGTTGAACAACATATCGTAGATGCTAAAGAAGTATTTTCGATGGAGAAGTATAAAGAAGTAGATTTAGATATTCTTAATGGATTAGGTGTATCTACTGTACTTATTAATGGTGGTGCTGGAACTGGCGGCGGTAAAACTGCTGCTGGTAATGCTTTCTTATCTGTTCGTAGTTTACTTGAACGACTTGAAGATGGTCGTCAGGAATTTATGAAATTCTTAAATAACGAACTTGAACTAGTACGCAAAGCTATGGGTTGGAAGAGAGCACCTATTATTACTTGGGATAAGATGAACCTAAGAGATGAAGCTGCCGAGAAACGTATTCTTATTGAATTACGTGACCGCAAAGTTATTTCTAATGAAACTCTACTTGACCAACTTGAGTTTAATAATGAAATTGAAATGAGCCGCAAAGCACGTGAAGATAAGATGTCTGAAAAGAGTGGAGTCATACAATCTGTTGGACCATTTGAAGAACAGGTTCGTGTTCAAAAAGATGAAGACCCTCAACGTTTGGGTATTGATATTCAGAAAGACAGCCTTGAACAATCTGAGCGTATGGCCGACAAACAATTAGAAATGAACGAAAAACTAAAAGATAAAGAGATTGAAGTTAAGAAGCAACAAACAAAGAATACTACGGCTCCGAAGTCAGGCCCAGGACGTCCAGCCGACAAAGGTGACCCTGACAGCCGAAAACAGAAAAAGAGACGGTCAGATATTCCAAAGCCAGTTCAAGGTAGTTCAGTTGGCGCAGACCTAATTGAACACGCATTATCAAGTCGTAGTGTTATTGACCATTATCTAAAACCTAAGTTTCTAGAATCATTATC